GTGGTGGACAGGATTGGCACCCTGTCCACCACTGAAAGTTTGTTGGATAGACTCCATGGAGAAGTTAGTGTGTCTGCGATAGACAACTTTAAAGAAAGTAATTTGTGGGTTACCAGTAAGGTAAATATCTTGTGCGCCATAAGCTACTAATTGCATTAATCCTCCTCCCATTTGTTTTTATACTATACCATAGAAAAAAATTTTAGAGAAATTAATTAATTTAAATTCTTTTAAAAATTAGTACAATATTTAGAAAAACATATTAATTATTTAAAATCTATATAAATAGATTAGATTATTTATTAATTTATTTAGTTACTGTATGCTAAACCACCCATACCAGACATAATGCGGAGTACATTGTAGTTGACAGCGTAGATGGTGCCGGTGGTGCCAGACTGCGCGGGACCTGTTAAAGTTAATTCAGCATTGTCAATTCTGGAGAAGTTGCATGTGCCAGATGGTTGGTGCTCTTCCGGTTTGAGAGCGAAGGAGTATACACCGATAGGTCTGGTGTCTTTGGAGGTGCGGGCCTGATTGACTAAAGATGTTTGTGCTATAACTTCTTTAATAGAAGTTATATTAATGTTGTCCGCAACGATGGCCCCGTCGCCCTGGAGAAGTACTCTATCAAACCAAACAACTGTATCGGCAGCATCTAACCCCTTGGCCGCCGGTACGCCAGCTGAATCTTTTATGCCAGTTACTCTTGCGGTATGCGTGGTAGCTGTATTGGGCTCCGAATCACTTGAACTGTCTAACCAACGCGGCCCATACGCTGTTATTTGGTACAGACTACCTACCGTAAACATCGCGGATGCTTCTGCTGCCGTGAAAGCAAAGCCGATTTCGTTAAAGGTCAGACATTCAGCAGGAGAGACAGTGGTGTCAAATAAACCGTTGGATGGATCCCATGTTAAATATGTTGCATTGGCACCGGTCGAGGTCACCTCAGTGTGACCTACGAGCATATTACCGACTCCGACGGGATCCAACCCTGAGCCGGCATCGGTACCGGTAATTGATGACAGCGGTGCAGGGTTGGCGGCCGTGCCGATCGTTTTTGCTGTTAAATCAGAATAATTACTAGTCAGCTGAGCAGCACTCGGTAAATTCTGGCGGGGGACAGCAGTGTGGTAATCGTATGGTTGCTGTAAATAAAAGTAGTCACTTCCTCTTGTACTGAAACGATCATGTCCATTTAATTTTAATCCTACACTTGTTGGTTTGGCATCGGATGTTGTGCTCCAGATAAGTTCTTTAACAGGATGATTAAAGTTGAGTTTTTGGGCAGCGCTGGTGGCTGTAGATTGTTCTTGAACTTGTTCAATAAGGTATTCGTACGTCTTTCATCAGTATCAAGGTAGATGTAATCACAATATAATTCAAATTTCGTAGCGCTAGCTGGCTGTGCTAAGTCAAACTTAACTTTAACTTCATGATATTGAAGAGCGATTAAGGGTAAAGCAAGACCTGGATTGCGGCAGAACCAGAATAAAAGTGGGATATGTACTAATCCTACACCGGTGGAGGTCGCGGTGCCGCCGGTTGTGCCAATTTGACCAGTCATAGCTTTAAGACCAATAGCTTTAGATTCTGAGGTAGAAAGTTCGTTCCAGGTGTTCATCCATTGACCAGAGTGTCTATCAATTCTTTGACCACCAATTTCTAATTCAACTGTATTAATTGCTGTATCCGCCGCGGTCAATGCAGCGGATGCAGATTGACAAAGGTACATTTTATGAACTAAATCACCATTTCTGGAGATTGTAGCAACAACATTATTTCCACCACCACTGAAAGTTTGTTGGATAGACTCCATAGAGAAGTTAGTGTGTCTGCGGTAGACAACTTTAAAGAAAGTAATTTGTGGGTTACCAGTAAGGTAAATATCTTGTGCGCCATAAGCTACTAATTGCATTAATCCTCCTCCCATTTTTTTGTTTTTATACTATAACATAGAAAAAAATTTTAAAGAAATTAATTAATTAATTAATTCAAAAATAAAATTAAAATCTTCTATAAAATTTTTAAAAAATTTAATTATTAAAAATAATTTAATTCTATAGATATTATGAATAAACAATTAATTAGTAAACCAGTTGTTGAAAATATTTATGAAAATATATTTTAATTTTTAGTTTATTTATTTAATTACTGTAAGCTAAACCACCCATACCAGACATAATACGAAGTACATTGTAGTTGACAGCGTAGACAAAGACCAAATTTCCGTCTTGATCTTCTAAATTCCCCTCCCCACCGGAGCCGTTTTTGTTTTGTTCGGAAGAATAAGATCCTGTTAATTGAGCATTATCAATGCGAGAGAAGTTACAGGTGCCTGAAGGTTGGTGCTCTTCTGGTTTAAGGGCAAAAGAATAAACCGCAATTGAATCTGGATTATTAACTGCACCATAACCAGTATGATGTTGCCATACTTGTGTTCTAGTGAAATATTTAAAACCTCTTTCTTTAAAACGATCGTGACCATTAAGTTTTAATTGCCAGACGCCAGTTATATTTTGTTCAGTAAAATAAGCAGAATTTTTCCCCTTCATCGCGGTAATTTGCCCGTCGTGCCGCCCTTCTGCAGGATTTATACCTTCGCCGGACTTGCTACTAATTCCACCTGTCCAAATTAATTCTTTAACTGGATGATTAAAATTTAAATCGAGGGTTGCCGGTGCACCAGCTGTGGTGCCTGAAAATTCAGAAAATTGTACTTGTTCAATTAAATATTCATGTGAAACTTGAGCAAATCTACGTCTTTCATCAGTGTCAAGGTAGATATAATCACACCATAAATTAAATGTTGCTTCGGGAAGGCTGGGGGACTGTGTGAGCCCCTGCCCAAAATTGCCACTAGTATCGCCATCTTTTAAAATTAATCTAGTTAGTTCTTCAAAATTTATCTTTACCTTTACTTCATGATATTGGAGGGCAATTAGAGGCAAAGCGAGACCTGGATTGCGACAAAACCAGAATAGTAAAGGTACCCAAATTTTACCACGGATTTGTGGTACCAACGAGGCCGTTTTTGATGCATTCCAAGCAGGTGCGAGCACTGGAGCATCGCCATCATTAGTATTTAATCCCAATCCATTACCGGTCATCTTATTGTATAAAGTTTCTGTAGAACCACTTGGGTTAAATTCAGTTAACTGGGAATAAACAGAATGCCAGTGACCATAATGTTTATCAATTCTTTGACCACCGATTTCTAATTCACATTCTTTCATTAAACGACTACCATAATTTGCTACTAATGTACAGTCCTCGCCCGTTTTGGTTATTAATTCATGCTCCAAATACATTTTGTGAACTAAATCACCATTTCTGGAGATTGTGGCAACAACATCGCTGCCGAAACCAGGATGTCCAGAGAATGTTTGGACAATAGCCTCCATAGAGAAGTTAGTGTGTCTGCGGTAGACAACTTTGAAGAAAGTAATTTGCGGGTTACCAGTAAGGTAAATATCTTGTGCGCCATAAGCTACTAATTGCATTAATCCTCCTCCCATTTTTATTTTTATAATATAACATAGATAAAAATTTTAGAGAAATTAATAAAAAAAAAAAAATTAGAAATTATTTAAAAATGATTATTTTAATTTAGTTACTGTATGCTAAACCACCCATACCACTCATGATACGGAGGACGTTGTAGTTGACGGCGTAGACTGTAGTAGTACCTGTGGATGCCGAAATTAATTGAGCATTATCAATACGGGAGAAGTTACAAGTCCCCGAAGGTTGGTGTTCTTCTGGTTTAAGTGCAAATGAATAAACAGCAATTGAATCTGCTACTAGACCACCATATCCACTATGGTGTTGCCATACTTGAGCTCTAGTGAAATATCTATAATCACGAGCAGCAAAACGGTCATGACCATTTAATTTTAATTGGAAAGTATTTACCCCAGAAGCAGCAGCAGTTAGTACACCGCCGCCTGGTGTCCTCGACATATTTCCTACCCAAATTAATTCTTTAACAGGATGATTAAAATTAAGATCAGTGGAATCAGTTGCCCAGGTTTGTTCTTGTACTTGTTCAATAAGGTATTCATGTGAAACCTGAGCAAACCTACGGCGTTCATCTGTATCAAGGTAAATATAATCACAATATAATTTATTTTCAGACAATTTGTTCAAGGCCTTACTGAATGGTATAGTGAAGCTGTGATTTAAAATAACTTTCACCTCATGGTACTGGAGGGCAATAAGGGGTAAGGCGAGTCCCGGATTACGGCAGAACCAAAATTGAAGAGGGACAAAGAAATATGCATCTGCCGTCTCATC